ACCTATAATTCTAGCACCTAAACGTAAACACGTTTTTGTTACTCGCCAGTTATTTAATATATTATCTGGCCTTTCCCACTTTCCACTTTCATCGTGTACTAGTAGTTTTAATTTTTCTCCGTCATAGGAGTTGTCCCCTGTGTTTTTCCAGTCGATTGTTGTGTCGAGACCCTCGAGTAGTTCTTGGTCTTGCTTGTTTTGGATCGATTTTCTTGTAAGCCTCGAGGCCGGTATTCTGTAGGCCAATTCGGTCTTTGGTCGGTCCATACCGTCTTGTATCGGTTTGAAAAAGAACGGATAATTGACAGATATGGGTACGACTTTATCCGTGAACATTTTCTTCGCATCGGAGCCAGATTTGGACAATATCCCAAACCGTGCGTCACTTGATATTGTGGCCATATTGACCGTCTCTCCTGAAGCCATAAACGAAAAACCTGAACGTCTGTTCTTGAGATAAGACATTCCGTAACACCTGTTGTCTGCTTTGCAAGCTTCCCAGAAGATAAAGAATAGTCTATTGGCTTCCCTAAAGTCTGGTCTCCCAACATCAATCTTACTCCACTGCAAGTACATAAAGTGAGTGCCAGTAATGTAAGTAGCCACACCCTTATTATTGAACCAATGGCCCTCTTCTCTGTTTTTGAATTGTTCATCTATATATGGTTCCCATTTATTCTGAAATTCCTCAGGGTATTCCCTCCACTCAAATACGCTTTGTATTTGCTTTAATTCTTTAGGGTATTCTTCGGCTTTCCATTTGTTATTAGTTTTGTCTATTTTAAGCGGAGCTTTAGGTAATGCTATTTTTAGCCCTTGTATATTATATACTTCGCCTATTTGACCCGTCTTGCTTATAACAACTATATCGTGTTCCTTGTTATAACCGTACTCCCATTTTTTTGTTTTATTTAACCTGGATATTGTGGTTAATTTAATAGGGGTTACTATACTATATAACGATTGCTCGTACATTATTTAGATCGTTTTTCAGCAAACCCTTGAAAAGCTTTTTTTTCAACTTCTTCTTTAGGTTTGTTATTTAACAAATCTTCTTCTTCTTTAATCCTATTTAATATTTCAAAAGCATCGAATATAGCTAGCTTTTTTGTAGCAGCAGCATTCTTAAGCCTGTCAGCTGATATATCATCTCCTGAGTCAACGATCTTTTCGCCTGCCACTTTTATTAATTCTTCAACTGCTTTATGTCCAGCTTGGATTATATTCAGCTTCGTTTCCTTGATATTCATATTTAATTGTAATTGAATTAGTGGGTACTCTATAAACTCTATCTTTACCGATAACAAATTCATACTCTGCCCCTGGCTTAAAGCCTACTAGATCGCCTTTTGATAACTCTTTAAGTTCTGGATCTTTTGCGTATAAAACCCCTATGCCTTCTTTTTCAAAGTTAATTGAAAACATTTTTGTTTCTTTAATAGGTTTAACAAAGTTAAAACCTTTGCAAGCTGTCCAGCCACAACATCTTTTATAAGCATATACTTGGTCTTCACCTGCAAAATATATGTTATCTTTATAATATGACTTACTGTTTTTTTCAACGCCTCTAATGTCTTTAAAACGTCTAAAAACATTATGATGTACTATTACTTTATCACCTACTTCAATTTCTGTTTCTATCTCAGAAGGCACAGCTATAACTTTAGCTATTCTATTCGAGTAATTATGATTATGAAGCTCTGTGTTTAAAATAAGCTCTGAGTCTTCTACTCCTTTTTTATTATTATATCTTTCGCCTACGGGCTCTATAATAAAGTCAAATAAAGCTTTCATTAGTACTGCAAATCATATTCAACTGCAATCGCCATATTTTTATTAAAATCTTTCCACGGCAATAGCTCATCTCCTTTTTTTATATATATAGAATACTTATTCTCTTCTTCTATTATATTAGCTATAGTATGACCGCCATACACTTCCTGTCCAACAGCATAGTGCATGGCATCATTTTTATAGTCTCTTCCTATACTAATCTTCCGTACTAGACTCATCTTCTTTTATGTCTCCAGTTGAAATATCTACTGATACCTGACCGTAAACATCCTCTAATTTTTTTTGTACTTCAGATAAAGTTGCTTTTGCGGTTTCCATAGAATGCAATACCTCATGCTTCTGAGCTTCTAAGCCTCCTATTTGCAGTTGTAAATTATTCATAGCGTTAACCGCTTCTTGCAATTCTTTTAATTCTTCTTGTGTTAATTTTTTTGACATTTTATTTAATTTAATTGTTATTACTTATATTATTAATTACGTGTTATACATGATAGCTACTTTATGCACCACAGGATCTTTCTAGCTGCCATCCCGTATTTTCAGGACCTGTAATCCTAACAGTTACAAAAGGAGATGCTTGATAGTCCGCTGTAGTGTAAACCCACCAAACTAATTGTTGATAAGGTGCGACTAAAGGGTCTGCATTTCCTGTTTCTAAAGTATAAGCGTTAGCTCTTGTTGGAACATTGCCTTTATTAGCTCCAATAAATTGGTCTATTGATGTTACTTGAGCCTCTGTAGGCGTTGTGTTAGATGGCTCAGTACCGTATACGTTATCAAAGGGTCCGGCATTTGCTGTTGTCATACCTGTGGTAGCCACTTTTGTACCGCTGGCATTTCCATGAATTATCTCTAATTTATCAGGTATGCCGTAGGCTGTGAACATTATAGTTATGTTGCCTCCTGCTGGATCTAAAGCTATAGTGTTATCTGTTATGCCTTCTCCACCTGGTAAAGCTACTGCGTTACAAGGAAGTCCTGTATCGTCTCTATCTGGCCACCAAACACCGTTTAATATTGCAGACCAATTCATTATTGAATAGCTACAATATCCGCAACCGTAGTGTTAACTCCTGTTACAATAGTATTAACTATGCAAGGTAAAAAGCTACCGTTTGGAATGTTTTTAAATACTACGGGGGTATTGGGCGAGCCCATTAAAGTAACTTCTATGTCGCCTCCGCTGCCTAAATACAAAGCACAGTTTCTAACATTTGTAGTTCCTGCAACCACTGGAAATGCGTTTGTTCCAAAGTCTGGCTGATTGTTAAATTGTCCCATTATTTATTTTTTGTTATTTATTATTGATTTTCCTTTTTCCCAAGATCTTCCTACAAAATAAGCTCCGTAAACAGTAACTAATAAAGTTTGAAATATTGGTATGTATTCTTCTGCTATTACAAATTCCCCAACGTTACCGTCAAAGAACGCACAAACTGTAAATATAAAAGTTAAGTATATAAGTACCATTGGGCGAATGTTTTTAGACAAGAAAGAATCAGATTGCATATCTGACTGCCATCTTGCTGTAACTTGCTCTTGTGCTTCTTTATCAGCTTTTTCAAGAATTTCCGTAATAAGCCTTTGAGCTTCTAGCTTTTCTTCCTTTGTAGTTGTTAAGTTATCTAAAACCTCGCCAACCTCTTTTATGACGGAACCTGTAAGCCATTCCCAAATTTTCTTCACTTATTTTTTCTTTTTAGCTAATCTAGCCGCTTTTCTTTGCGCAGCTCTTTCTTTTCTTAAAGCTTTCTTTTCATTACCCGCCGCTCTAGCTTCAGCTGCTTGTGATAATTTTTTATTTACCTTAGCTGTTTTTCTAACTTCAACTTTTGTTTTAGGCGCTACTTTAGCTTTAGGCTTAACTGTAATAGTTATATCAGCCGTAGGTTTTTTAGATTCAATTGTAACTTTAGGCTTAATTGCAGAAACAGGTTTTGCTTTTTTAGCTTTTGGTGCGTCGAATTTTCCAGTACTTTCAAAAGATTTTGTCTGCCTTTTAGCTTCTTTAATATATTCAGCTTTAGACATTTCTCCGTAAACTTTTCTATCTCTTTTTTTGTAAGCGTCATCATAACTACTTTTAGGGCCGTGAATTGTGCCTTTGCCATTGCTTACTGTATATGGTGTATCTCCAGCAAACCCTGATTTTTTCGTGGTTGCTGATGACGCAGTAGTTCCAGCGGTTTTGTAATCTGGATTTTTTACTTTTCTTCCTCTCTTGTTTGTAATGAATTCTTTAGAAGATAGCTCGTTAGCTTTTTTTAATTTATCAGCTTTAATTGCTTCTGCTTTTTGGAGATTGGAAGCCGCTCTAGATTTCTGTCTGCTTTCATTTGCTTTTTGCCTGTTGCTTGTATTTTTAGCTGGAGCTGGAGCAGATGCTTTCATTTTTACTGGAGCGCCTACGTTAAGTAAAGGCTGTGTAATACCGCCTTTGGTAGTTCTTTTAATTTTTGCTGTTATAGGGGTGCAGCCACCGTTTGATTTGTAAGCCATTAGTTTATTTTTTATATGGGAATATTTCGTTTAATTTTTCTTTTCTTTTTTTACACCCACAACCACCTGGTATTTTGTCTGCTAGTTTTTTTATACCTGTTGCTTTTGTGAATTTTTCTATTGAGTCTCCTAGTCCTTTTGATTCCATAATATTAACAGTTCCATCTACGCCTAGCCGCTCTACCTCTTTCAGATGTCCAGCTTTTGGATCTAGCACAAAAAGCTTTTCTTCTTTTAGCTGCTTTACCACCTGGCTTAAGTTTTGAAGGATCTTTTGTAACCGCTGTTTTTAACTTACTACCTGGGTTTTTTCTTCTATATTCAGCAGTGCCTTTAGCTGTCATTCCGCCGCCAGCTGCTGCTCCTGTTCCGGTTTTATTAGCTTTATTATAATATCCTAAAGACTTTTTACGAGAAGGCGCGTCACCTTTTTTCTTTAATGGAGAATCACATTCGCAACTCGCATTTGAAAATGGATTGTTTTGTTTGTAAGCCATAATTATTATTTTTTACCGTAACCTTTCATTTTAAACCCCGATCTCATTTTACCTGGAGCTGCTTTGCTAGCTAATGCCCCTATGATAGCTTTACCTGCTATAGCCGCTAATGGACCTAGTTTAGCTGGGGATTCAGGAGCCGCTTTAATTGCGTCTTGTAAATGTTGAGGTAATTTACCTTGATTACCTTTTAAAGTTTTTGCAACTGGGCTTTTACCTTTCATTTTAAACGGAGTATACCCCCCTGATTTATAGTTAAGACCTTCTTCCGCTATTGCTTTAGCAGAATCTAGTGATTGCGAAAAAGGGTTTGCGCTTACATTAACAGCTCCCGCGGCTTGGCTAGTAGTTATTCCAGATGCTGCAGCTATTTCAGCTTGTTTTTGCTGCCTCCTTGCTCCCATTTCAACTTGCTCCTTGTCAGTAAATTCTCCGGTAGTAGCGTCTCTGTCTTCTTTTCTTTTGATTCTAGACCCTGGTCTTTTACCTGAAGCTATACCCTCGTCTGTTCTTTCTCTTGCAGATTCAGTCCTAGCTAAGCCCTCTTGGAACTGCATTGATTTACGTTGTTGCTTTTGGGATAGCCCTTTTTTCTGAGTGAATTTGCCATCCGCATCAAACGTGCCATACTTTTCTAGCTTACGCTTATATCTATTTTTTTGACGACCAACCATACGGCCTTGTCTTAATATTCGACGCTGCTCCCAAGGACCTTCCATAACGTCTTGGTATTGCTTTCTTTTAAGATCTACATCGACTACTTTATCTTCTCCTGGCTCAATCTTGGTGGTTGTAATAGTTTCTGTATTAGCATCGTCTTTTACACTTTGTGGTAAAGCTTTATATTCATCACATTTAGCCCGGCCATTTTTAGCAATATATTCAGCCGAGCAGGCGTCATTAGCAGCTCCGACGTAATCTTTCTTTTTTGTTTCAGTTACTTCTATTTCTTTATCTTTGCCTGGAGTTACTTTTGATCCCGTAGCAATTTCATTTTCTGTTTGAAGCAATGGGGAGCGTTTTACTCTGCTGGTTATTGGTAAGTTCATGTTGTATTATTAATTAGTTAGTTTATACTTTTGGAGTTTCGGTTGTGTCTGTACTCACTGCATTGTCAGCTTGCCCTTTCTTTTTATCAGCTGCTGCTGCGGCTGCATCATTAGAGTTTTTTTCCTCATCAACTGCTGGAGCAGAACTACCGCCGCCGCCTCCTCCTGAGAATTTTTCAGCCATGCCTTCTCCATGGTCTTTAAACTTTTTAGAACCTGCAACGTCTGCCGCTCCATAAACTAGGCCCATGTTCATCTTACATGCGCTAGACGCTTTACTTGTTATTGATTTTGCTTTATATGCCATAATTATGAATTTTTATATGCTTCTCTTTCCCATTCAAAGTCACCACCTTCTTCAGCGCCTTTACCGGTTTTTTCATCTATTAATTGTCCATTTATTCTTTTATAAACTCTAGCTGGTGATTTAGTATCTTTTTTCCAAGTAACAGTGTTATCGTCATACTGCAATCTACCTTGAGCCATTTGATCTAAATGTACTTTTTCATGATCTACTGCCTCTTTCTTTTTTTTCCCCTTTAATGATTTGTCTATAAAAATAGTGCCATCGTTATTAGCTTCACCTAAAATTCCACCTTCTAATGTTTTCTTAAAAACAGGTGTATTATAAGTAGAAGTTTCTTTGTCTATTCCAACAAGGTCTGAAAAGTCTTTTAATCTAAATCCCATTATCTATCTTTGTCGTTAATCATATCATCAATTGCTTTATTAAAAACTTTATCTGTATATGACTTATTATTATAAAAAACACTTGTTGTGGCTGTGGGTAAATCCTCTTCCGCAAGCAGTATTCTGTATATTCTATTTATTAATCTTTTTGACTTTGAAGAAACTTTATAAACAGCGTACTTAGAAGTTGTTCTGTTGCGTTCTTTAAAAACATCGATCCAACCGTTCCTTCGTAATCTTTCCCACCGGTTTTTATCCCAGCTGTAGGTGTATACACCATTAATAAAATCATTACGTGTAAATAGCTTTTTGCAATCTAAGTATACAAGCAACTCAAGATCGGCATCTTTAAGATTATAAGTTTTACAAGCCCATCTTCTGACGAGCCTGTAATACTTAAATAAATTTATTTCCCTAAGATCTTCTCCTGTTAGTCTCATTCAACAATAACAACGTCTTTGACAGTTATAACAACGTGAAAATTATCTTTCCACTCTATGCCAAATCCAGCATGCTTATCGTATCTAATGATATCGCCTTCTTTAATTCCTGTAACTTTATCACCAGCACTTATAACTTTGCCCTTTAAGTACCTAATGTCGCTATCCTGCTTTTCAGTTAATTCGATACCCCCAACTTTTTTAGGAGCCTCCTTTATCTTGTCTATGACTATGTAATAATTAATTGCTTTCATTATGCTAATCTTTTATTACTGATTACACAATCTGCAGAAATAATAGTTGTTACTACACTCACGGCGTTTTTAAGAGCCGACTTAGTAACTAAAACAGGATCTATAATACCTGCTTTAATCATATTAACTTCTTTACCTGTTTTAACATCAATACCTCTGTTTTTTACAGAAGGCTTTTTTATTTCAACAATTCCTGCGTTATCCAGTATTGTGTAATAAGGAGACTTAATAGATTCAAATAATATCTCTTCTCCTTTATTCTTAGGCTTTAACGTATTTGCCGCATTAAGCAATGCAATTCCGCCTCCAGCTACAATGCCTTCTTTATAAGCCGCCTTAGTAGCATGGATCGCATCTTCAACTCTATCTTTCTTTTCTTTAAGCTCAACAGCTGAATCTGCTCCAACATAAACAAGCCCTACTTTTCCAGTAAGCATTGATAACCGCTGCTCTAACTTTTTTCTAAAAAACGGGTTTGTTTCTGTTTCTATTTTATTGTTAACATCAGCTACTCTATCTGTAATATCAATTTCATCTGATATTTGTAGTACGGTTGATTTATCATCAGTCACAGCTTTGATAGCAGATCCTAATACATTTGGATCAATTAAATCTAAATCATCTCCAAGCTCTTCATTTATAATAGTAGCTCCTGTAAGTAAAGCTAGATCTTCTATAGTTTCTTGCCTTGTAGGTCCAAACCCTGGAGCATCAACTATATTTACTTTTATATTACCTTTAACTTTGTTTGATAATAGCGTAGCGAATGGTTGTTGCTCAACGCTTGCAACTATAAGTAAACTTCTTTTGCTTTTTATAACGTGTTCTAGGACACTTTGTATTTTTCTTATATTAGGAATAGGAGAAGATACAATAAGCACGTAAGGATCGTCTAAAACAGCTGTACCCTTGTCTTTATCTGTTATTAAATGCGGCGATTTTAATCCGCTATCAAATTGAACGCCTTCAACAAAATCAACATAAGTTTCATTTGTATCAGACTCTTCCATTAATACAACTCCATTTTTTCCAACTTGCTCGTAAGCTTCGCCAATTTTGGTTCCAAGCTCTGTGTCGTTGTTGCAGCTGATGATAGCAACGCTGCGTAACATTTCGCCTTTAACTTCAGTGCTGGTTTTATCAAGATATACCTTAACTTTATCAGCACCACTAATAATGCCGTCTTTAAGTTCTCTAACTTTTTCTTCATCTAAATGTTTGTTTGCTATTTTTAATAAAGAGTGAGCAAGTACGGTTGATGTTGTTGTACCGTCACCTGCTTCTCTAACTGTATTTCTAGCCGCCTCTTTTATTAGTGTTGCGCCTATATTCTCGACAGGGTGTAATAAGACTACGCTTTCTGCAACGGTTACTCCGTCTTTTGTTATTACTGGCCTGCCTAAAGCATCTTCATAAATAACGCATTTTCCTGAAGCTCCTAATGTGGACTTCACTGCGTTTGCTAATTTTTCGACACCTGCTATAATTTGACTATTAGCTTCGTTTCCGAACGTGAGAGTCTTTACGATCTCGTTTGGATTGTTGTATTCCATTTGATTTGATTTAATTGGTTTTATACCTTTTTGGTATACTTGTATTATTACGCGTAAATTAAATTACTTACTCGCCTATAATGAGAGTTACTGAAGACGGGTTTACTTGATCTTCAATAGCTGCTGCGATTGTAGCCTCTATTTGGGTTACTTGCTCTTCACCCATTGCTGCTTTGCACCAAGCGACAGCATCTTCATTTGTTAATTCATTAAAAGGCTTGAAATCTGTTATGTCACTAACATTTAGTATTTGAGTACCAATAATGTCGCTTTGATAAGCGGTTTCACTATCTTCACCTAATACGTAATAGTGCACGTTATACACGACGTCGGTGTATTCTCCATTTTGTGGGTAAGCGTCAACTGTCTTGCAGTTCCAAGTGTAATTTATCATAATATTTATTTTTAAGCTAATTCTTTTAATTGTATTCCTGTGTTAACGTATCTCCATAAGCCATTTGCTTGGAATTGAACTTGAACTCTATCATTGGCGTTAAAACTAGCGTTTGTTCCTAAATCAAAGCTTAATACTTCTCCAGCAGTTCCAGCTGTATACGTAACTGTTTCAGAGTGTACCTCTGTTCCATTAACAATTATTCTTATTGTTCCAGATGATCCAGTGGGCCCTGATTGATATGAACTATAAGGATTATTTGTTATATTTATTTTATTAATACAACCTTTAAATGGCGGTATAATTGTAGCGTATGGATATGTTAGATTTACTTGAAAACCAGCATCATACATTACCATATTATTTGTATTACTGTGATATCCTCTCCAGTTTAAAAACATTGTCTGACCGTGAAACGTGTCAGCTTGTATTATTTTCCCCATATTACCAACTATTTGTTACTATATTAACCCACGCGTATGTAGATGCTCCTGTCCGCATACACATATCTACGTAGCTATTATTTCCTGATGTATAATACCTAAAAGTACCTGCTTTTGCGCTTGAAGGTGAATCAGTGTCATTGCCAAGTTTAACACCCCCCACTACGTGTAGTTTTGATCTTGGGCCGGTTGTTCCGATACCGAAATTGCCATTAGCTAGTAAAGTAGTTCTAGTATCATTTGCGTTATAATCATATACACTTAAATCTCCAGACGCATTGACAAAGCTAGCATAAGAACCAGCTGTATTAGTAATTTTTAAAGCTGCTACTGTGGAATCAGTTGCTTCGACTTCTAATCTAACATTTGACGACCCAGATACGTGCAGTTTTTCTTGAGGATTAGTCGTTCCAATACCTACTCTATTGTTGGAATCAAGTATCATAGTAGTGGTTCCACCCTTACTAAATGTTATGTCGCTAAAAGTTCCTACTATCATAGCTTCATCTCCAACTGCGTCTAAATCACCTATTTTAAATGTAGTATTATTATCTGGCACTACTTCAAAAAAGCTATCACCTGAGTCGGTAACTTTAAGTGCAGCTTGAGTGTTCGAATTAGTTCCTTGAACCTCTAATCTAGCAGAAGGGTTAGTCGTTCCAATACCGAGGTTACCACTATTTAAGTAGTTATCCCCGTTATAACTAATTTTATTATTAAATGTTCCTTGGAATTTTGTACCAATACTACCCTGATAACTCCACAAATCTCCTTGAACCGAAACGTTTTGCGTATTGGCTGCTGGCGCACCAAAAGTTATTGTACCCCCATTTCCACCACCGGTTACATAAAAAACTGTGGTTAAAAACGGACTCTGTGAAATATTAAAATCGCCGGTAGTTCCTAATCTTAAATTACCATAAACATCTAATTTTGTGGTAGGACTAGTTGTTCCAATCCCGACATTACCTAAAGAGTTGAGAACCATTCTATATCCACCGTTGGTTTCCCAATAGTAACCTAATGGAGCTCTTTGGTACATCCTACCTGCTGCGTCATTATTTATTCTAACACCTCCAGCTCCAAACTGCAATTGCTCTGTATCATCAATTCTTATATCTCCGCCGCTCACATGAAGCTTTGTAGAAGGACTGGTTGTCCCAATACCAACTCTATTGTTTGGCTCATCTACATAAACAGTGTCTGAAACTATTGTGTTTCCATCACCGATCCATATTTTACCTGTTGGTAGATTAGGCACGTCATTTTGCCTCATTATAGAGGCTACTGTTAACGACCCAGCGTTTCCTCCAGATACCTTACCTACAAGACCTAAGTTTTGTATCGCATTTCCTTCGC